GGCCTGCCGGGGCGTACTCGACAACGTGATCGCTTGCACAGAAGATGCGAACGAGTGACGGCAGCATGGCTTGTACGGTATCGCGTACGTCCATTGTCATTGCAGTTGATCGGCCTTCTTGCTCATTACCGAAGGGCTCGCCGTTGTAATATTCGGCGGCTTCCGCGCGTGCTGGGCTGATCGTGTTGTCGATAAAATCAACAGCGTCTTCGATAGACTCGGTAACGATTGATTGGATCTCATCCTCACCAATCGACTCTTCACTAACGAATTCTTCAGCGGTTTCTTGGCCGTAGGAATAGGACTCACTCATACTGTATAATTCCTCTTATGAGCAAGATCACTCCAGCCCAGTATTTTGATCCTGAGACCGATTTAGGTAGACGGCGCATTGCTGACATCCCGAAAAAGTTTGCACGCATCAGAGCAGTCCTTGAGAACGAGCCGGCTGACGGTCAGTGGCTCCAGGAAGAGCTTGCCCGCCAAGAAGAACGCCTAAAGCAAAAGCAGGGACTAATCCCTTATCCACAAGTTTCCGAACCCCTGCAATTCCCTCCCGCTCCAGAGCAGCCCGAACGCGAGTAACGATCGCGCTGCGCTCGCCAGCAGACGGAAAATCTTTAACTAACTCAGCATCTAGCTGCTCTAGCCTGGGCGAAATCTTTTTAGCGCCGGCGTCCAATAAGCCACGCATTTCTGGGCCGACCTCTTCTAGCGGGCCTAGATATCTGCTTGGGGTATAAGTCCAATCAGTTGTGTCACCAACTAGGTCTCCGCTGTTTAAACCCCATTCAGTGCTAGCAGGATCAAGTGTGTCTTTGACAACCTTGGAAAGTCTTTTTTGCCATTGGGGTGTTTTCTTGGGAGCTGTATCCCCGACTAACTTGCCGAGTTCATCTGGCCCCAAGGTTATAATCGATACTCCATCTCTAGAATGCAGCGGTATCAATAACCCAGCACCAAATTCATCGTTGATAGCTTTTTCTAATGCAACGATTTGTTCTGGGTTAATGGTTTGACCTAGATCTACTTGCAGGGCATTCCTGGTGGATGCGTTAGGTGCTTTTGTTATTGCTGTATACCCGACAGTGTCTTGCGCTCTTAACAGTCCCTGCATTGCTGCTGAAGCTTCGACCACCTTCCTGCTTGCTGGATCGATAACTTTTGCTTCGATACCTTTCCCGGTCACTGGATCCACAACGTCGGCCGAAGCTTTTCCTATAGAAACGGGTATGCCAACGCTTGGGTTGCTAGCACCTTCATAAACTCCCGGGGCTCCGTATGTTGGAGATGTCATCGCTCCCGACTGAGCTGTCATAAAATCTAAACCGCCAGGCGTCTGCATTGCTTCATCTTGCAATGCGCTAAACTCGTCTAGAGCTTGCCTGTTTTTAGGATCTAGCAACCCTCCCAGATGACCTAAACTTGCAGAGGGCGCCGCCTCTGTCCTGATCATTGCTTGCGGTGTAAAGTCCTGAAACATTTTGCCTGCTTCAGCAATTGTGGATCCTTCCTCTTCTGCTTTCTGAGCGATCCATATGGCCGCTTGCATACGATCAGCGTTCCAGTCATCAACCCCGCCGATTTTATTTTCGATAGCCCAGTCAACTAGCTTGGCTGTCTCTTCATCCATAAATCGATGCTGGGCATCACTCAACCCGCCAGAAAAATTTGATCCGTCTGCGTTCGTGTAACCGAAAGCCCTGGCCTGTCGGATATCGTTTGTTTGACGAGCTCGCCCAACCTCTTGGTTTAGCGCCTCGTAAAAGGGCTCTCGCTTGGGGCCGAGAGGGGGAGATACACCTTCAAAAATTTTGTCAATTGACGGACCCATAGAACTAGGGAACCGACCCGTGTTAATTGGATCTCCAACGATTGCTTGGTTGTAGCCCTTCATGGCCATAGTGGCGTTGGCTGGGACGCTCGTACCTTGGCTAGTAATTGCCGCAGTTCCCGCGTACTGATCTTGCCTGCCGGGCCTACTAGCAGTTTGTTGCTGCATAAAGTCATTGGTCTCTTCATACCAACGCCTGTAATCAGCACCCTTCTCCGCATAATCTCGGAGGCGTCTTTGCATGGCGGCAAGCTTTTGTTTGGACGTAATATCGGTAGGTCCGCCCCGATACTTTCCTGTGGTACTAAAAGTGCGCTGAGTACCTTCCGCAAGCGCTTCAGGCGCACTGTCTCCATCGAATTGCAATCGAGGGACATCGTCAGGCACTAGCAATCCGCCCGACCGAACAGCTTGCGCTGTCTTAGCCAGAGCTTTTATCGGGACTCCTACAGCGGCCAAGGGGCCAGCGGCACTCAAGCCATCACCCAGTAACCCTAAGCCCTGAAACCCAACATCGAGATAATTACCTTCGTTAAAATTTTGGGCCATGCTTGGCATGGGTTGAGTGTTTTGCATGTAATCAGGCAATTGACCCATCGTTATATTGCTTGGGGGCATTGGCGCCATTTGACCGCGAGCATCAAAGGTCGCAGCGCTGGGCAGCATTTGACCGCCAAAATAAGCCGCCTGGGCCGGTGTGGGAGTCACCGCACTGGTAACATCCTGGCCTTGCTGGATTTCCATTTGTTTTCTGAGCAGCTCTTCTTCTGCTTGCTGCTTTAAAAAATCAAGTAAAGCCATCTACTTCGATGGCTTCTTAGCGGGCTTGGCTTTTTTCTTGGGCGTCATCATTGCTTCGATGGCCGAAGCCGCGTCTCGATGACCTTGGGGACCGTTTTTGTAAGGCTGCATATCCACCACGCAAATTTTTGGGTATATCTATTTTTACCCGCCAAAACTTGATGCATAACCCCTAGACCATCGATAGGTTCCGTCTGATCGGCTTGTTCCAGTTGCTAGACATCGCGCCCCCATGAATGACCGTCGCGGCCTCCACGGCAAAAGTCAGGCAAACAGCATCCGCCCGGTCAGGGCTCGCCAGACCTCGCTTGCTCATCTCAGCCTTGCTTTCGATTTGTAGCTTGCCTGAGCTGGTGAATTTGTACTTGATGGCGACCAACTCAGCTAGCAAGTTGTCATCCATAGGCAGGCTCACGTCCCTCGCTTCTAACCAGGCCTTGAGCTTGTACCAAAGCTCCGCACGCAAATTTAAGTAAGTGCCGCGCAACGATGGGCTCTCAGCGGTATTCACTCCCACAGCGGGCAATTGCAGCTCTCTCAAACGATCACAGACACCACCACCCACACCGATCGAGTCCACGCAAATGGTGGCGGGCTGCTGCCGAGGCAGGCAGCTCTCAAACTCACTGACAACCGCCCCGGTTAGCTGCATCAAATCAAGCCCGCGCCAAGTCTGCATCGCGAGAATCTTTCGACCTTGCCGCTTACACAATACGCTAGCGGCACTACCGAACCGCGCCACGTCCAATCCCCAGATAATCGGCTCGTCCTCTGTCACTTCAACGTCGCGCCTCTGGGCGCTCTCAACGAGCTCAAGAGGAATAACGGTGTCATCGTCTCTTGCCGGGAAGTCGCCCAAGACACGAACCCGATAGGCGTTGCTCTCTTCACCATACCGCACCTTCATCTCGTCAACGTATTCTGTCGAGACTAAATTGCTGTCAACGCAGCTCACTTTCCGGGTCCACCATTCCGCAGCCTGACGATGATGCGTGTCGAAGAAAAAGCCGCTTGACCTGGTTGGGTTGCCGAGCAAGATAGTACAGGCATGGGCTCCGCTCATAGACCCCGCGGCAGCCTCAAATACCGCCTCTGGGATGCCAGACGCCTCATCGCAGATCAACAGCACATTATCTGAGTGAACGCCCTGGAGCGCCTCTGGGGTCTCTGCGCGGCTCGTACGACAACTGATAAAGGCTTCAGAGGGCGCCGCTTTGTGGCTTACCCGATCGGATTTGATATCAAGGATTTCTTTTAGGGCCAATGGCAATTCATTAATCCAGCGCTTCACTTCAGCGAAGAGCGCGTCGAATAGCTGCGCCGATGTCGGCGCCGTTACAACAATCTTGACGGGGTATCGAGTGATCAGATACCAGAGCATCACCCATGATGCTGCGGTCGATTTACCCACCCCATGACCGGACCTGATACTGACTTTGCGCTCGCCATCGCACACGGCTCGCAGCATTTCAGCCTGCCAGGGCTGCGGCTTAACTTTTAAAACATGCTCTACAAACGCGACCGGGTCATTGCGGTAGCGCAGCAGAAATTCTTTGTACGGGTTTTCCTCTGCCATCTAATGCTCGCTTAACTGCCATATGGGAAGTTGGCAAATGATAGCGAGCAGAAACATGGTGCGCTATTTCGCGATAGCTACGACCGGCACCGCGCAAGATCTGCATCATCGCGATAGCCTTACCCCGCTCCGGTAGCGGCTCAACGCGGGCTTCGCGACCCTCGCCGATAATGACGCAGCCCCAGGGAGCCGATCCGCCAATATGGCCCTTAGCTGCTTTCTTGGCTTTGCGGCCGCGATTACATCGCTCCTTGATCGTGCGGCGCTCATGTCCCGCAAACGCGGCCATCACTTCAAGCATCAAGCGGCCAGAGATATTGGCATCGTCCGTTACGTCGCCATGACCGTTCAAGAACAGCTTTATGTCTTGGCGTTTGAGTTCATGGATAGCGTTCAGGCAATCGCGAGCGTCACGGCTGAATCGATCGAGTGCGCTGCAAATGATTATGTCGCCAGGCCCCAACTCTAAAGTCGCGACAGCCGGCCTGCTAAAAAAGTCGGTTGCGCCGCTTATGCCCGCGTCCGAAAGCCAAACGATATCTGAGGTGAGGTCAGCAGCCATAGCAACGCCCGTGATCTGACGCTGCTGGGTTTGCAAGCTAGTACCGCCGGCCTGCTCGTCTGTCGAGACTCTGGTGTATCCGTAGATCATGCTGTCGCTCCTTTGCTGGTAATCTTCATTCGCTGCAAATCATCGCCGGTCCATTCGACATTAAGCTCGCATCTCTCAAGGTAAGATTTGATGCTGTCGCCGTCGCCTTTCCACGCGACAAAAACTTCGCCGGCTGGCAGATCACTAGCATCTTGATCGTGGTAGAAGACAACATTGTCGAGAGCTTCGCCGCACTCAAGTTCATTTTCTGCAACTTCGGCCCAGCCGCACGATTGGCAGCAGGGAGGCCGAGCAAGGGCCAAGTTGTTCTGCCCGCGCTCAAAACCGTAATCGGCAAAAAATTCGAATGCGTGATTGATGTGTTGCTCGAATGTTTGACCGATCATTCCTGCCCTCCGAGAATCGAATTGACGGTGCCGCACGTAATGCCGGTGTGGTAGCCGATCCTTCGGACAGGCCACCCGCG